GTGTAGTAACCTTGTTGGCAATCCCAAACATACCAATTAGTATAGTCCTTAATAGGATTGAAAGGATTATCAGTTGTTGTTATCATCATGAGTCTTCATCATCTCCTGCATCTAGTGCCTTACGCTTAGCCTCTTTGTTAGCTGACTCTAGTCCAGCATCAAGGGTACTAAGTGATACACCAATAGCATCCGCTACCTCTGCATGTGTATAGCCTTTGTTCAGTAGTAACACTGCACGTGATAGCTTAGCACTAGGTAGCTTAACTACAGGTTTAGGCATAGAGTATTCTCTAAGTTGATCTATGTCTGTGTACTTAAGCATAGTTAGTAATGTGTTGTTAGATATTGAGTTAGCTGAGATAGCTTCCCATTCTTTAGGTGTAATCTTAATAGAACCACCACTAGCACCAACTGCATCTCTAGCATCATTGAGTGCTTGAGCCCTTAGTTTCTTGATGTCTTTCTGACTAAGCTTCTCACCTTCTGCCAATGAAGCGTTAAGTATATCACGATTCTTATAGAAGTTCGTAGCTGCTAAGAGTTGCGCTTGTCTTTCTTTTGGTGCATTACGCAAAGCATTAGTTAGCTTTTCATTTAAAGAATCAACTTCTTTCTTATACTTGACTGCAGATACGGGGTCTTTCTTCATCAAAGGCACAGCTTTCGCAGCTTTCGCAGCAGTTCCACCTAATGCTTTAACCTTGTTCGCATAGTCAACATAGAGATTCTCAACATCAGAACCAGAAGACAACGAATTGAAAGAACCATCACGTTTGTAAACATCATCAATCAAATACTTTCCAGTCGCACGATCCTTCTTCTTCGCTCTTGATATGAAGGTTGAGGCAGCAACACTGGTCTTACCTTCTTTGCCAACGAATGGCGAGGTGTGCGTTTGATAAGTCTTGGTTAGATACTTTATGTCATTGTCAATAGCAGATTGTTTGTAGTCAAGTCTGTGTTTATCAGCATCAATTACCACCATTGAATGACGCACAGCTTTGGCTAACTCATCAGGGCTAGCATTCTTTATGGTCATGTCTGTGATAAGGTTGGAGATCTTTCCCATCTCAGTCTGGGTATTGATCTTAACTGCGTGCGGTACTTGATACTGCTCTTTAGCATCGAAGTCTTTGAGTCCTTCTAAACTCTTGGCAGTCTTAACCTTACGATCGTTGTTAGGTATGACAGTAACTGTATCCCCATCGAAGTCTGCACCTGATAGCTTCTGTGCTACTGATGGGTGGATACCGATTGCATCTTGTGCATTACCAATGACCTTCTTACCTGGACCTTTGTTGTTTACTATAAGTTCAGGTAATTCAAATGTACCACCATGTGGATACCTGACAAGGACTACACTATCTCCATCTCTATACCCAGGAGCATAGACTTCGTTGGCGTTCATGTCAGGGAAAGGTAGTAACACATGTGGTTTAGTCTTTGGTGTACCTAATGCTTTGAGTTGGTGTGTCTTACTATCTGCACCTTCTGCAAACTTAGTAAGCAAATGCTTCTTGACAACTGGGTTGGTTAATGAGTTGATCTCGTCAAAGTCCATCTTAATAGCATCGTATGTATCATCCAGTCTTTCCTTAACAAGCTTGGTTGGTTGCTTACTCAGGAACTGCGATGCTATACCAGGTGTGCCAGTCACCTTCCTCATTGACAATGTTAATAGAACCACGAGTGCCATTAGGTTTGATTGAAGTACCAAATGGATTCGCAGGATTAGCAGTCAATGGCTTCAGTACTTTGGTTGGGTCAGTGCCTAACTTCTTGTTAGTGTTGAATATGATGTCTTTACCAGGAGGCAGGTCATCGGAATATACAGCCATACCTTTCAAGTAATGTGTGTCTCCAACTGGGATACGTACTTGAGCGTAACGCTTCTCACCTAGACTAAGGTCATCAACACCACGACGAATCTCAATAAGACCATCTTTGTCAACACCACCAGTCTCGGCATAGTTAATCTCGATCTTATCCCAATCAACACTCTTTATCTTAATGTTCTTTGTCTTATATGAATGACCCCCATCATCTGTATATGTCTCCATAGTACGTATCTTATCTGTGTTATGTAACACAACACCAAGATCTGGTTCATCTGTCAAGACAGTAACTGTTAAAGACTTGAATCGATTGTTGATACGTTTAGGATATAGATGATGGACATAATACCCTTCTTCTTTCAGCTTTGATACAGCGTTGCTAAGCTTAGATCCTGTGATACCCATCTCTATCTCTACACCTGGACCGATATCAATGTATTTGTCTTTAGTGACAGCTTTCTTTAACTCATCAACGGCATTGTCTAAAGTTGTTGTCTTGTTGCGTTCCTTTAAACTTCGGTAGTTACGAATCGTACCTTCTGACACACCAAGTTCAACAGCCATTTGAGTCTGACTCTTACCTTCCACTTCCATCAATGCTATCTGAGCAGCGAGCTGTTTCTTATACTCATTGCTGGCTAATGCGGTTGCAGTACGGTATTGGGTTGAGTTCATACCGATCTCAGGTGCAATATCTTTCAAGTGATCTAGGAATTCCTGAGGAGTAAGGTCTTCTTTGATCTTTGTCTGTATCTCTGAGTCAGTCATTCCACGGTCTTTCATAGATCGAACCGAATCTAGGATTGCATTCTTTCGCCTTTCAGCATCCATCTTAAGCTCAGTCTTTAACTCATCTGTAGTCATACCTAACTTGTCGGCTATGACTTTGCTACCATACCCTTTGGCCTTTAGTTCTTTAACCTTTGTGATGGTATCAAGGTTGCGTTGAGGGTCTTTACCCGAACCATACGGATATCGTCCTGAACGCATCGGCATTCCATAATGCTGTAAATCAGTCATGTTGGCAACATCCTTTACACTAAATATTTCAATCTTTCTATGATTGGGTCAAACAGTACGATTGTCTCCATGATCTCAGAGATGTCATCAGGGTGTGGTTCACTAATTGTGTAGCCTCGTCCTTGATAGATACGTTCCTCTATTTGAATATCATGTGGATTGTAGTTGTATTCCAAACAGAATATAGCAGCATAGATGTCCAACTGTTTGAATGACACCTTTCCATTACCAGTCTTTAAGTCATGGATTCGTAGTACCTCGTCGTTAAAGGATATAGCGTCGGCGCATCCAAAGCAATTGTAACTATACTTCAAAGTCTTCTCCGACTCCATAGCAAATCCGATTGCATCGTTGACGAATAGGTTAATTGCCTTCTTAAGAGGAGCTAGCCTGATCTTTTCTTTTATAGCCCTTGACGCAAAGTCATGTAGTCTGGTGCCTTCTTCTTTCTTTTTAAGGTTGAGGTATACTCCTTCAAGCTTCTCAACATCATAGCTAATCCAGTGGTAATTAGACCCGCTTAGAAACGCGTGCTTTCCGTGCAGGTCGTAATGCTCGTTCCAAATCATTTAACACTTCCTCCTTGTTCTCAGGATACACAAATGCTGAGTACGACATCTTATTCATAGTATCAACATAGTAGTCTTGGTTCGGCTGGTGTGATGCATTAGCCGTCTTCTTAACTTCCAAGGTTGCCCACTTATTACCATGAAATACTGTAAGGTCTGGCATCCCTTGAATATAGTTTGGATCGTTCTTCAAGACTATAGCTCCTGGAAACATCTCTTTAATGTCATTAATTAACACCTTCTGAAACTTACTTTCCAACAACGGCTACCAACTCCTTAGCGCACTTTCATTAAACGTTTTCTTTTTCTTTATGGCATCACGAACTGCTAAGTCTATCTTAGCGGTTGAGAATAGATAGAAATATTCCAAGTCTGTGAACTTAGTGTTAATCCTATCTATACGTCCTTCAGATTGCTCGGTGATACGATAGGAGTAGTTCATCGAATAGAATAGCATAACATTAGTTTCGGTGCAGTTCCATCCTTCTGCTCCTGCTGTGTACTGTACAAGGTATAACCATTCGTTTGTGTCTGGTATCTGATCATGTTTCCTACCGTTCCACTGTCCGTATGGTTTGCCAAGATGCTCACAGATATCTATAAGAATATCAAGCTCATAGTTGTAGTTGTAGAAAACCACTACTTTGTCGTGAACACCCATAATCCATGTTGCATGGTGGATACGATTGGGGTGAGTTGCTACGATCCTCCTTAGAGTTTGAGCCAGTTCACTTGGGGTCTCGATAGGGGCTTCTGTAAATATGTTCCATCTTCGATCCATTACTTCTTTATAAATATCTTTATCATATGCGCATTGATACATCTTCCGTAAGCGTTTGGTTGTCCTATTGACACGCATTGGAATAAGTACACTATTGCGCAATGATAAAAGCTTTCCCACATTGTGATATTGTTTGACTTTAGGGAACTTAACCATTCGGTCGTATTCCACGTGCTGGTTGATAAACTCAGTTTTGTTCTTGTAGAAGTTGTTTGCTAGGAACACGGGAATATAATCCATCCATGTGTCACCTGGTGTACCCGATAATAGAATCCAATCATTAGCTCTACCGATACGTATAAACTTCTTTGCCCAAGATCCTGAGCCTACTACGCGTTGTTCGTCAAATATAAAGAAAGCATTTTTGACTTCACCGTATCGTCTGATGTTGTTCCATGAGTCCAGAACAAAGTCAGTGATACCTAGTAAGCCTGCTTCCTCTTCCCAGTCACCGCTGTCGCGCTTCTTTGCAGTTGTGATTACATACAGTGGTCTGTGGCTATACCGTTTCAGATAGAAGGCTAGACTGGTTAATGTCTTACCACTACCTACATCTCCATAAAGAATAGCACCCGAACGTAATAGTCCGAGTGCCTTCTCTTGGTGTGGGTATAACTTAAATTCCGTATTTCTCATACAGATCGTTAGGGGCTAACGTAATATAGATTTCTTTAACTCTAGCTTTGATTCTGCCTGGGTCCCATTCACGACCACGCAACTTAAGATCCACGTACGCAATGTCCGCCCAATCAAGTTGTGCTAACTCATCTTGTGAAAGCATTTCTTTTGTGCCACCTTCAAAGACGCCAGGGGCCACTTCAACTGCTCCACTTATCATTACAACTTTTGGCGGATTGAATCTGTAATCAAGGTCAACGTTAAGTAATGGGTTTCTTTCATACCCATCCTCTTCACCAGTTAGTCTCGGGAATCTGACATTCCATCCATCTTCAGCCAGTTGCTCTGCTAGTTCGTTTGGTAAGGCTAATACAAAACTGCGTTCTCCCTCGCGGTTGTATCTTCCCTCTTTACCTGAGAAATTGCGGATTGCGATTTGTGCGTCATCGATCTTTAACTCTACTACTCTTGCCATGTTAATTCTCCTCCTTAATATGTTTACAAAAATAATAGAGGGTCAATAGTCTTTTGAACTATCATCAGCAAATTATTGCTTTCCCTCTATAATAGGGCATGTTTTTTTTACGAATACTTTTGATCAAAAAGAATAGAGGTCCAGCCTTCGCGATCGCTCGCGACTATAATCTAATTGCTTAAATTATTGCTTTCCCTCTATAATAGGGCATGTTTTTTTTACGAATACTTTTAGGCTACATCCGCATCATCCGATGCCCATCCACGGTCTTTCAGTTTGAAAGGGTCTATGATCTCGGCAGGGTTACCGACTAGACGAATATCTTCTACTGCTCCAGCCACAAGACCTTCATAGTAATTCATGTCGACATCATCTATCGATGTGAACTCATTCATCTGCTTCCACAGATATCCCTTACTGCCCGATACGTACCCTCTCTTATCCTCAGCGACTCTCCACATTTCCTCACCTGTCTTACTTGCATAGACTTGTGCAATGCGTCCGACAAATTTGTCTCCCAAATATATAGCAGACCCTTTAACTGATTTAGTGATCGCATAGTCCACCTCATAGATTGGCTCTTGACTGAATAGAGTCTTATAGACATATGGTTCTGCAAAGGTTGATCCGGTTGCTGACCATGTTCCGTCTTCAAGCTGTGCAATGTATACAGCCTTATTAACTAACGCCATACGTTGATAGGTATGCTCATGTTCGAACGTGTAGCCATACGTGGCACCGAACTCATGAATGAACTGTATGATCTCAGGAGTGGCGTTTGGAATCTTGATCGAGTCTGTCTTGATATGGGCAACGGTAAATCCTTTAGCTTCCACAGCTTCAAGAAGATCGACCATGAACAGAGCTCCACGTTTGGCAACGATGTTATCGTGGTTGTCCTTATGTCTGAACTTATTATCAAACGACGCAGATGTCATGCCATACACAATATTGATAATGATCTTCAAGGCGTATGCCAACGCACTAGCTGTAGCTTTGTCTGTCAGGAATTCAGCAAGCGCCCCGTCGAACATCAACTTAGCTTTCTCATAGTCGCCATGCTTAACGAGAATACGAGTCTCTACCAGGTCGGCAAACCTTTGAGTGTACGGACCGAAGTAGTTAAGCGCAATCAATGAGTACGGGTGCATGGAAGCGACGTCTTCTAATGCCACATCGAAATACACACCAGGCTTCGAATGTACGAACCCACCATTTCCAACATCGATTCCTTTATACATTGACTTACCGAAACTATAGGTGTACCCAGGGAACTCTTTAGACAGGTCTGTATATACAAACTTATCTTGAGGTCTCTTCTCATCGCCGAACAGGAATGCTGCCGCATGTGAGGTTGTCTTGTCATTAACCTTAAGCCCGGATAGAGTTGCGATAATCTTACGAGCGGTGTAGTCATGATAGATATGATCAAACAAAGCTTCTGTAGCAAGTACATCATTACCACAGTATTCTCCTACACGAGGCCATAGCTCTACAGGTACTGGTTGATCCCATGGTAACCCTAATTCGTCATGGTCGACAGTATCCATTTCGATTTCCCATTTCTTAAGGGATTTCTTCTCAGAACTGTACTCATAGATATCGGCATATGATACGTTGTATGCTGCTCCGAATTTGGCGTTTGGATTGTTCGCTATGATACCCTGTGAGATATAGTACAACTTATCAATCGGTTCACCAAGTAAGGCAGCATACATGACATGGTTATCGTAGTCCCTACAGTTGAAGCCGACCAGTGGTTTACCCATCAACCATTCAATCTTGTCCGGACCTGGGTTAAGCCACACAGTTACTTCATCCTGCTTATACTGCTTGAACGCAACAACAAACAGATTCGGGAACACTTCAATATCATAGAAGAATAGTTCTGAATCTGGATAGAAGCGTGTATACTTGCTAGGCACAAATACCTCTTCCTCAGGTTCGATATTATTGAACACCATCCTATTCAAAGCGGCAAGACAATACTTACGCTGGTTGGTCGACCGCATTGCGAATGCTAGAATATCATTACGCATGTCTTCGAGATCATATTTTATACCCTCTGCTTGTGCTTGTTCCAGAATATGCGCTATGAAGTCGATACTCGATTTGGTCGAGGGGTGATACTTCTTCATGAGGTTGCCTTTGATGGCAGTCCGCATCTTCTTCTCATTCCAACTTATTATTTCTACATCTTTATACACTTTACCTGTCTCCTCCTTCGTTGGTAGCCCTGTAGTTATCTTAGCAATTGGCAATTCATTGAATTGTGTCAGCTGTCGTCTAAGGGATTGCTTACCTGTAAATATCTTTATCTCTATGTCGTCCTCATAAAGACTGGCAAGCTTGGTCACATCTCCATCGTAAAGGTAATGCAGGTGAACGCCCCTCCCACTCTTCGAGAGTTCGGTATAGGTCGGCGGGAACTTCTGGATTGCTTCGAGGTTCTTATCAAGATCTTTCTCTCCATCTGAGTTCTTGATATCGAAGTCGATTACAATATGGTTTAAGGGTATGCGCACATAGTGTAATCTAGAAGTATCCAAATCCTTCAAAGTGGTAGTACATTTGTCCCATGCAACGGTTGGGGTACCTGCTTCATTGGCGTATTGGGCAGGGTAGTCCGCTGCAATAGCGTTAAATGGCGAATTTTGGCCTTCTAAGCGCTTTTCGGGTTCGGGTAAGGTATTTACCTTAGGCTCCTCTAAAACAGGAAATAGGAGCTCTTTTTTAAATCCTATGAATACATTGGTGTAATGTTCGCCACCGCTATGCTTCTTTTCATAGAATTCTCTATAATATCTACCTATTTCATTCTTGATCTTACGTTTGTATCCTGCAGTCTCATAACCTAAATCCTCAAGATATAGTCTATACATCTCTGACACCCGCTTAAGACTTAAAGGATCGCCTAACGACTCATAGTTCTCTTTGACGAATGCAAACACAAGGTCGGTTGCTTCTGCCATAGATGTGTCCATGTAGTCTTCGTAGTAATATACACCTTTCTCATTGAATAGATCGATTGCTTTCTGAGCGATTGCTGGTAGCTCATACTTGACACGCTCCATCAATGTGTGATAAAGCTTACTTCCGATCTTATCGTTTGTAGGCACTACAACTACAGCACGTCTTGTGATACCTGAGTCGACGTTGCGAACTTTATACCTTTGGTTTGAAGCGGTGATAAGAAGACCATGGAATGTTACTTCATAGACTTGCTGGTACTTAGCGTTCACAGGGATTGGTTCATGAGCTGTCATCTTCAACAGATATGTATCCTGTTTGATTGCGCTCATGTCACTATCCTCGTCTATGAGTAATGGCACTTCTTTCACTTGAGCGGTTGCAAACTCACCACCGCCTGTTAGGGTCGCCAGGGATATGCTGGAATAGTACCCTTGGAACAACTGTTTGAATATAGAGATTACAGTTCCCTTACCTGTACCTTTACCGCCATACAGATACATGAACTTCTGGATCTTAGGCATATTCCCTGTAAACAGAGCTCCTATGAACCATAATATCTTTTCAAGCTCAGGGTCTGCATAAAGAGTGGACATCAACTCGTCAAATGCGTCAGTAGGTCCTGGGGTTGGAGTGTACGACAGTTGAGCGGTTGAATAGTCCTCTCTTCGGTTCTCATCGTCAGAGAACATTATCTTCCGGTTGAACTCGGCATTTGATTGTCCTCTGAGCTTTGTGTAATTTTCAAGTTTAAGCATAATTTTGCTATCGTCGTTGACGGCAAGTTTCGCAGCCACTGTTTTTCCAGGGTTAGAGTCTTCGACTTTAGCTCTTTCTTCTAGCACGTCCTCGTCGATGGCGAGGGCTAGGTTGTCACGGTCCATATCCCAGTACGATCCATTCCAGTATGCGTACATAGATCCACCCTTACAAACGAGGTCTTTTACAGGTCCGTGTTTGAACTCAGGATATACGACAAAATCGGCGGTTCGATTGTTCGATCTTTGCCTTTCAGTCCTGATTGTATAGAAATCCAATGAAATACCCCCTTTTTAGTCTGGTGGGAAAAAATTTTTGCGTGAAAAAAAACTCCCACCGCTCAAAACGTTGATGTACCAAGGGTTTGAGGCCTGTCGGTGGGAAAGTGGGAGTTTTTTTTCTATTGTTTACTAAAAAGTTGGATTTTTAACTTTCTATGCAACAATGCAAAATTTTTTCCCTTTTTCCCACCAACACCCTTCAAACCCTTGGTACGAGTGGGTTTTGGCGGTGGGAGTTTTTTTTTTCGACCTCCAATTTTTTCCCACTTTTTCCCACCAGAGCAAAATTTCGCTCGAAAAATGAGAATTTGATGAGAAAATATTTGACGCAATTTTTAGTAGAATTCGTCGTCATCGCCATAATAATCTTCATCTTCGGGGTCTTCAAGTTTGATTGAGATGAAAACGTTGTATTGTCTCAGGATGGTCATCGGAAGCTTATCATAGATATCTCTGTTGAAAACTTCCTGCCAACCTTCATAATCCAGAGCAAATAAACCATGCCCTTTGCTCGTTTCAAACTCATGCAATTCGAGGTCCTCAAGCACATTAACGATATTACTTTCCTTGTCTAAAACGGACAATTCCAGGTTCTCAAGGAAGCGAATAACCCAATATTCAACCCCTCCATCGATGTCAAAATCGGTCAATTCTGCAAAATGTAGGATCACTTCGGCCCACGTTCCGCCATCATTCCACTTGGAATTTCGTCCGAAAAACTCCGTTCTTTTACCATGAATATGGTGGAATAACAGTCTGTCTCCATCATTTTCAGGTCTAAATTCATGCGTAAATAGCCTTCTCATAAGGTCTTTTGTATCTGTTATGTCCCTCAGATCAGCCAATCGCATGTTTACATACTGATCCCAAGCCTCTTTACTGTTCGGTTCATATCGCATCTCTTGCAACTCCTCTTTATCTGGGTAATAATACTTACTTGTTCTAGCAATATACTCTTCCTGGGTCTCATTATCCCAGTCTTCAAAGCTAATTGTGTCTTCATCATCTTCAATTTCGTCTTCCCACTCATCTATATCAGGGCGAGAAGCTTTTCCAACCTCAATTTCCTCAATAATTCTGCCAGCGGCACGCCTTTCAGCAAACTCTTGGTTAATAATTTGAGTCAATTCTTCATTCGCCTTCACTTCTTTGACGATTTTATACAATTTGTAGCAGCAAAAAGCAATAGCGCACGCGCCACCTGCGTATGCTATCACTTTTATAATGGTTTTTTTCGGAATTTTCCTCATTTTTGTCAGTCCTCTCCTATCCTACGGTGTAAAAGAGCCTGTGAAACGACTCCGTAGACATCGTACGCATGTCTCCATCTTCGTTTTTGATGATAATATCACTCTCAACGAATGGAACAGCACCGTTCACGGCATCTATATAGTACGGGCACCCATATTCTTCGAAAATATACCCCTCAGACCAAGACGCCAAATACCAATCCTCAGCTTCAATCTCCTCTTCAGTATCAAGGTTCTGATAATAGAAGAACTCGATCCAGCTGTTCTTAGCAGCCGCAACAAAAGGCTCCACGTCTTGCATGCTTTCATAGAATATAGAGGCTTTAGTTACCTTATACATACCCCAACGGTTCATCATGACAACGTCAGAGCCTGGAACAATGTCACAGGCGCTTCCGTCGGCATCAATGTAGTAGTATCCAAAGTTACCATCCTGGACGATCCGCCCATCGATGAGCAACCCTTTGAACCATTCAGGGTACCCCTCATGCACACCGGTAAACAGAACGAAGTCAATCAATGATTTTCTAGATACTGCCCACATTGCTCCCATCTCCGTTCTTAGTCTCTGTATTCGATCGTGCTATGGATCGCTTTAGGTGCATTCCATCTGATGAAGATACGAGGCTCATAATATCCAGCTGCGTTCAATACATCAGTCACGTTGTAATCACATTGGAACTCGCCAACTCCCCATCCCATTACTCCGCCTGCTAAAGTACGATCAAATCCAAGAATATCGAATGCTTCATTCATTGTAAGGAAACCATTACGGAACAGTTTGTTCTCCAGGTCTTCGATCTTGGAAATTACGAAACGCTCATTGTAGAACTTGTCATCCGCAACCCACTCGGAAGAGTTATGGAACCAACGGCCGTAGATGAAGCTGTCTTCACTCTCGTCTAAAGAGTCAACAAACACTTCAACCTCTTCGCCATCTGGCATCTCTTCAGTATGTTTCTCAAGATGTGTAGGCGTCATCAGCTTTTGGAAAGCGTCATCGCCATAACGGGTACGGATCTTATCCTGCACCATCTTGTGCTCTGCCGCCATCGCAGTCAACGCCGATGCTAGCCCACCGATACGAACGTTTTGGATACGGTAGCTGAAGCCAATAGCAGCAATAGATACTAAACCTGTCAATACTGGTAATGCGATAGCCCCTGCAACATCTTTAGCAACTTCAACACGATCTACTTCGATACCAGCTTCACGGTCCGCTTCGATCTCTTCAACAATAACTTCTACTTTCTTTGCAGATTTATACGCGAAATATGCTGTCGCCCCAACACCTGCAATACCTGTCAATGTCAGCAACAAAGGTGAATGTTTGCTGATTGTTCTACCTGCCGATTTCAATCCACGTGTAATTTTTACCATTGGTTTCATAATATAATTCTCTCCCTTTTATATGTTTTATACTAAGCTTACGATCGGTGGTAGTTTAATGATAAATCCTCCACGAACCGCATGAATACTAACCTTATCAAATACTTCAGGACCTTTCCATCCGAAATTATTATCGGTATAGTTAATGTCCACTTCCATGATCTCTTTATATGACGCTACAGATAGGAACTTGTACTCATGAACGCGCTCAATAAGTTCTTCCAGAATATCCACAGCATCGGAACGCTCGGTAATGACGAACTCATCGGCGTATTTACCAATATTACGTTTGCGAGGCTCGTCTCGAACGTCCGTGTCATACACCCAACCTTTACCAGACTTACGGGATATCGAGTTGTAGTCGCGACCTACTCTACCCGACGGTCTTCCGCCTCTAACATGTGGATTGTGGGCGTCCCCAAACAAAGCCACGTTAATAGCGCCATTGATAGTATCCCCGATAAGACCTGTTACGTTCTTTACCGAGTCAGATACCATGTTCTTGATCGCAGGTATAATAACCTCTTCTTTGATTGATGTACCTAGAGCTGGGATACCATCGGGCCCGATAATACCAACCACTAAGCGCTCAACCAAATTCTTTTTAGGTCTAGGTTTTACTTTACGCCTAACCACTTTTTCCGCTGATTGAGCTGTTTCCTGTTTTACCGGTTGTACAGGTGCTTTCTCAATCTCATTGTAATTTGTCATGTGACTCTCCTCCTAAAGCTCGACAACGGGTATTATAACGCCAACCCCGTGATCGTCTTTGTATGGTATGACACCATCTACAAGTTTTAGATAGTATCCTTCTACATATAAATTTCCTTGTGAAGCAGTAATCTCGCTTGAAATATCCGCAATCGCAACATCATAACTCGTGTCTGTGTATATAATAACGTCTTTAACAAGCCCATTTGCCGCCTTAACAAGTGTATAGTTGTACATGTCCAGCTTTGCAAATCTAATAGGCCGTTTCATTACGACCACCTCCTTTCGAAAAAGAAAAGCAAGGGATTACTCCCCTGCCTCTTCTTTCTTGTCTTCAGCTAACACAAGTTTCTCATCAGATATCAACATTACGACTCCTGAGATCGCACCTATAGCAAGTCCAAGTAGTATACCTGCACCAGTTCCCATAGTAAATCCTATTTTCCTCTGGTTCTTAATATACCCCTTGAACAATTGCTTAAATAGCTTGTCCTCAATAATTGTCATCTTGTCCATCTCAATCTCCTCCTTAAATTATGTTTGCCTTTCATAATAGGGCATGATTTATTTACGAACTGAAAAAAAGAAGAAGCCTAAGCTTCCCCTTTCTTGGCTTTACTAACTTCGATTTCGATTGTATGTTGACCATCCTCGTCGACCATCGCGCGATGTGTAACTACGCGGTTATTAACTTTTAATGTCCTGTTTACATTTCCCGGTGCCCAATATACCACTTTGTTCCTTGATATCTCTATCAGATCCCTAGCCGGTACAAGTGCAATCCAGTATCCTGCAAATGTCACCATAGCTGTCCCGCGATTAAACTCCACTCTCAAATGTCTTTCGTTGTTTGCTCTTTCCATCTCAATCTCCTCCTAATTTATGTTTGCCTTTCATAATAGGACAAGATTTATTTGCGAATCACCAGAAGTCATTTGCCGGTTCTTCGCGTTTTGGTAAAGCCTTAATACGGTCTAGATACCCAATAAACTCTTCCTTAGTCTCAATATTACCGATCACATCATCTGTAATATCTGTGTCATAGCATAAACCATCCCTTGTGATTACAGCAAGCTCAAGACCGTAAGATCCAACACCATGTATGATACTTGCACCATACCCGTTATCGAAGAATACACGATACCTCTTTAAATAACTATTACTATGGTCCTCAAAAAAGTATTGTTCTAGTGACATTACATCTAACATATTCATCTCAATTCTCCTCTATGTATTTGCGGATTAAATTATATTCATGTAACGATAGTTCATCTGGAAGATTTGATGATGTATA